GCAATGGCACTGGTAATGTAAGAATCGGTGTTGCAGAATTTGGTGGTACAATCTCCACCAGAGACCTACTCAGACTAACTGGTACTGAATTTGTATCTATCGAATCTCTCATTACTACTTCACCTCAATCATTGAGTGTCAATGATGGTGGTGATCCTGCTGCTGAAGTATTCAAGGTTGAATCTACAACAGGTGATACTTACATCTTCGGTGATATCCTTGCTGGTACTGGATTCAACAGATTCACTGTTGATTCTGACACTGGTAATACTGTTACACAGGGAACTCTAACTACAAACAACACGATCACTCTCAGAGGATCTACGTTTGCTGCTAATGTTGGATCTGCGGACTTTGAAGTTGCTGGTGTTCTTACACCATTTGGAAACAGTGAGATCTTCAAACTAACACCTCAGGGCAACACTGAGTTCCTAACTCTAACCAATGGTGGCAATTCAGAGGTTCAAGAAGCTGTCACTTTCCAAGTTGATACTGCAACTGGAAGCATCTTCAGTCTTGGAGACATGCGTTTCTATGGCAAGGATGAAAATGGTGTTGCAGATCAAACAGTTCCAAGACTTGAGTTTATCAATTCTTCTGGAGACTTCACCGTATATGGTTCTCTATCAGCACTAGGAAGCGGTCCTAGCACGTTTGGTGGATCTATCGTAGTCAATACTGGTGGTCTTGACATGACCTTCAGAGATGGCGCTGGCGAGGCACAGGATAGAAGAGTTGTTGTTAAGGATGAGAATGAAGGAGAGATGTTCTCCATCGAAAGTGATGGTGCAATGCAGATCGCAGGCATCAACAACTACTTCACCAGAACTGGTGGTCCTAAGTGGGTAGCAACTAGTGAGACAGTTGTCAATGCTGAAGCAAACGTTAATTACTTCGTCAATGCAACAGGCAACACCCTGTTCAAACTACCTTCTAATCCTCTAATTGGCGATACTATTCGCATTATAGATATTAGTGGAGCACTAACTTATAACTTGTCTCTGGTTGTCAGAGCACCTGATGATGTTAAGGTTCAGAAAGAACTTTCAAATACTGGTTCTGCTGTATTGATTGGTGTTCCTCCTTCCGCATATGCTGGATACAACGGTGGTGAATTAGTTGTACAAACACCTAATGCAGCATTCGGACTTGTATATGCAGGTTCAGTTGATCCAGATGGTAATTCTTCTAACGTACCATCTGCTCTCACTGGTTGGTATCTAATGGACGTATAAAAATATGTTTTACCAGGGCACAAAATCTATGAAGGCTGCGGTCATCGGCACTATCATGCCGTGGTCTGGTGGTCTTAGTGAAATTCCAGATGGGTGGGTTATTTGTGATGGATCTAGTCAACCAGCAAGGGACTTTCCTTTGCTGGTCCAGGCTATTGGTGATACTTACAATCAAGATCCAAACACATCTAATTTAGGCGGTGCTTTTCCAAACTATCAGGGAGATTTTCTTCTCCCTAACTTGAATGGTGGTCAGCACCTAATGGACATTGAGGAAGCATATTTTGATCAAGCAGTGAATGGTGGTACAGGAAAAACTCCTGACATTGATCCCGATGCGAGAACTATTATTTCTCCATACATTGGACCTAATACTAATCTAATCTCTAACGCGGTATTTACTGACGTTCGTACTGATGTTGAATTTACTCTTAATGATAGATTAGGATATAGTGGAAATATTCGTGGCAACACTATTATTGATGGTGTTGGTGAAAAGATTATGTATATTGGTGGAAGAAAGTTGGGACACCAGCATATCAGACCACATACACATAGTGGAACGTATGAAACATTAAATAATTTACCTAATACAAGATCTGGTAAAGGTGTCATTCCTTGGGATAACATTGAAATTGACTGGACATATCAGGCATCTGATGACCAGGAAGATGGTCCAAATATTGATACTTTTTTCTTCAGATGGGAGCAGACTTATAAAAATATAAATCTAAATAACAACCTTTGGGATACTGGAGCAGCTGATGCTTATTCTGGTGTTGGTGGTGGAAGAGAAGGTAGAACGATTGGTCAAGTAGGTTCTGAAGCACCACCAGTTAACATCTATGCTAGAGAGATGTATCGTTCTCCAATCGCAGAACAGAGTCAATTTACATATCAAGCTATGAGTGGTGGAGATACCATTCCATATGGATTATATGGAAGTGAACTTCAAATTCCATCAGGACAAAGTAATTACTATCCAGATACACCAGGCGATGGTTATTTTGGAACATTTTTGAGCAATGCTTCTAGCGATTGGTTATCGGATAATTTATTTGCACATACACATGAACCATTTGAAATTATTTACGACCAAGGTAGTCTAAAACCACAGTCAAGTCTTATTGCAGATGTAAATATTCCTATTACTACAACTTTGGATAATGTTTCTAACACTGGAGCATTACAAATAGACATGAACACAAGTCAACCATCAGTAACTTGTGTTTACATCATCAGAGCATACTAAGATGGCAAATTACACACGAGAAAGATCAAGATACGGCGGTATTGTGGGCACAATTGTTGCTCATTCTACTCCTGGATTGGGTACAGTAAACGATCCAACCAGTGTAAATTTTAGGAAAGAATTGCCAGCAGGATATTTGCGATGTGATGGGTCCGTTTTAAATGTAAAAGATTACATTGCATTAGCAGAAGTATTAGGATCTGGTGATGAGTGTAGATTCAAGAAAGAACTTACAACTTTACTTAATCCAAATCCTGAGACTGGTGAGTTGGGACAGTTTCAATTACCAGATTTGGGTTCTAAAGTTATTATTGGTGGTAGAGGAACAGGTTTGTATAACAACTTGACTGTTGATCGTGGAATTGTTGAAACTAATCCTCTTAATAGAGTTGGACCTCAAGTTACTATTACTAGTAATAGTGGATCTAGAATTACTTCATTTTATCAGGGTAATGTTCAGATTAGTCCAGTAACTGGTATTTCGATGTTAGGCAATCCAAGATATACTATTCAAAGAGCGACAACTGAAGAAACTCTTGGTATTGATAACTTCCAAGGTCATGCTCATAACTCTGCTCAGAAATATTTGAACTACACAGGAAACCATAAAGTTGGTGGAACTGGTGGTAAAGACTACGGTGAGTTTGGAGGAAATAGTGGTGCTGGACATGAATTAGCCTACACTAGAGAAGCAGGTTCAGAGTCAGTTCATTCACACAATATTGCCAGACCATTTAGTTATGCTCATAATTTTACATATTCATATGCACAGAAGCAAGTTGATATGACTGGTGTTAGCGCATATGTTGATGTTGATCTTAGTGATGATGAGAAAATAGATCAATTAGTAACGCCTTTCATTCTTGTAGAGTATATCATTAAGATCTAATCATGCCACAGACATTTAATCTCGTAGATCAGAGTGTTTTTACAGTTCCTGAAGAGATTGCTGAGCTAGAAATTAAAATGTGGGGAGCAGGTGGCGGTGGCGAACAAGTTGCTGATGATTTAACTAAAACCGCAGGAGAAGATGGTGGAGATTCTGAGTTCTTTGGGTTAAAAGCAACTGGTGGCGCAGGTGGATCTTCACCAGGGGGTGGTACTGGAGGAGAGGGATCTTCTGTATTTGATTGGGCGAGCGTTGGAGTTTCCGTTGGTACTTTTAGTGGAAATAATGGTAGTATTCCAGATAAAGGAAATGGAGCATTAATTGGTAATACCAGATATGGTAATGGTGGTGGAGGAGATCCTGGTAATTTAACATATCAGTCTAGTGTAACTCACTTCTTTAACAACGATTCAAACACGCACACATTTTATCAAACCAGTCCCGATCTTAGTGTAACTTTTGTGGGTCAATATGCACCCGATGGTCTCTCATGTGCTCCAAACTATGGAACAAAGCATTATCTAATCAGTTTCTATCAACCATTTACGAATGCTAACTATAACTTAGTCATTAATAGTGTCACTCAAGCAGCAGCAGGTGGTGGTTCTAATACACCATACTTCAATTGTGGTATTTTAGGTAAAACTTCTTCTGGGTTCAGAATCTGGTTTGGTAATGGCAATTCTAAAAATACATATGTCATGGGATTTGTTTTTACCTGTACTGGACTAAAGGCAGGCGGTCAAGGTATGGGCGGCGGTGGTGGTGGAGCAGTCACTGCTGCTTTTACTAGACAAGACTTAATTGATTCTATCACCTATGCTCCTGGGACAACACATACAGCAACAGTTGGATCTGTTGGTGTTGGTTATAACAATGAAGGTGCAAATGGTTATCTTGAAGTCTCTATGATCATCAGACCAAAGGTGATTGTTGATGTAATAGACACTGTTTTAATTATCGGACAATGTACCACATTATCATGGGAGACTACTGGTGATGCTGATACTCTTATATGGTTATCTGGTAATATTGCTAATAGTTTGCTTACTAGTTCTGTACAAATTTGTCCTCAAATTACTACAACATATACTGCACAAGCAAGTGGAATAGGTGGAACATCTGCACCTTCAGGAGTTACAGTTTATGTGGTTTATGTTCCTACAGCAACACTAACTGTTCCTGATCCAATTGATTATGGTGATGCTTTGTTTGTCAATTTTGAGACACAATATGCAGATCTTGAGATTAGACTAGAACCATTCCACAGAATGACTGATGGAACTACGGTTATTGGAGACATTATTCAGATCACTCCTGCAATTACAGGAGAATCTGGAAGACCAGACTCGGAAACTGTTGTAAATTCTCCTACTGGTGGTGTAGAAATTCCAGTTCCTTGGGGAACTGTGGGACCACAGTCAATTGACGTAAAAATTACCGTTGTAGGTACAGGTGGTAGTTATACCGAAAGTAAAACCCTGCAAGTAAATATTGATAGAACACCTGATAATGTTATTATTCCTGAAACTGATGATGCATTTAAGGATCAAGATCCCATCTATACACCAGATACTGATATCTTGACAAACTTAATTTTGATCGATGGTATTGATATTCCTGTTACTGTTAAATCTAATAGGGAAATCAAGATAGATATTAATCAGGGAGATAACTGGACAGACGTGGAGCAACTCTGATGGCAATTATATACACTAGCAGAAACATACCTGGCGGCATTGGTGGTGATTATACCAATGGTGCATGGGGTTCTTTAATGAACTCATATTCTGTTAGATTTACTGGTCCTAACAGCGGTCCTGGTAGTTCCTACAATGGTTCTACTTTTTATTTTTCTGGTAGCGTATATTTTCCATACTCTGGAAATTATACAGTTAGAGCATCTGCTGATAACAGTGGATCATTGAATGTTGGTGGTGTAGGTTGTTCTGTATCTGGATTTGGCGGACAATCAACAACAACATTTTACAGTACGCCAGGAAGTAAGAGTATAAGTGGTAGTGTTTATAATGCACCATCATCAGATAACTTTGCTACTAATCCATATGGTATTGCTTTTACAATTGATGCACCATCGAGACCTCCAGCACCATCTGTAAGTATTTCTGTAAGTCCTTCTGCAATTATTCAAGGAGAATGTGCTCAACTTTCCTGGAGTTCTTCTGGTGTTGGCATTTACTACCGCAATATGTCAAATATCTCTAGTTCTGCTAGTGGTAGTACAACAGTTTGTCCTAGTATTACAACACAATACTTTTTTGATGTTCGTGGTGAAGGTGGTCAAACTGTTAGATATGCAACACTAACTGTTTATATCCCACCAGTATTAAATATACAGGTTGGTCAGACAACTCTTATTGCTGGTCAATGTACTACTATATCATGGTCTGTCAGTGGTGATGGCGACACAGTTATATGGACAAGTGGAAATATCGCTAACCAACTTGTAACTAGTTCTGTACAAGTTTGTCCTGCTGTTACCACAACTTATAGTGGATATGCTACTGGCAACGGTGGAACCAGTCCAACAGCATCTGTCACAGTTTATGTTTATCAAGTACCTGTAATTAATGAGTTCAATGTTCCAGAATCTCTTAATTATGGTGAGAACGGAAATATTGACTATGATGTCAGTTATGCAAATCTTACTGTTGAGATACAAAAGATATTTAATTACAACACATATACTTCTGACCAAGGAACTACATCGTATCCAGTTTGCGGAACTGCTGAGTTAGATGGTCCAAACCCAACAATTGATAATGTTATTGGCACTGGTGTTACTTACGATAACTTTGGACCAAGATCAGTAACTTATGTATTGAGTATTACTGGCAATGGTGGTTCTCAGATGCTTTCTAAGACTGTGCCCATCATCATTGATGAAGAGATGGACAATTTTAATGTTCAGGAAACTGATGGTAAGTTTCAAAATGAAGAACCAGTCTATACAAAAGATGTTTTACCTGAAGACACTACGCTGTCTGACATGTATTTGGTTGATGGCATCGATATTCCTGTCGAAATTAAATCTGACTATGCAATCTCAGTAAGGAAGAATGATGGCGAGTTTCAAAATGTAAGGCAGATTGGTACTGGTTTCCCAGCTGGATCTTCTGAACCTGTAGAAGACTTGCAAGTTGCTAAAGTTGTTTCTAATGGAGGTTCATTACGAGCTGCATCACCTGTAGATGAAGAAGAATTTAATCTCGCTACTCAGGCATCATCATCACTTACTTTTAGTGATGGAACAACATCTAAAACTATCATACAGGGTCAATCAGTAACTTTTAGTTGGAGTGTCACTGGATATGCTAGCGCAAGTATTAGTCCTGCTCCTGGTACATTGACAATTACGTCAGGAAGTGCAGTGACTTATAGTGTTCAAAATATTCCTAGGTGGTTTAGTACAACTCCTGCCCCAGGAGATCATATGTGCTCTCCAACTAATCCTGGTGGATATACTTCTGAAGGCACTCTATTCAAATCATTTACCACACAGGCACCAGGAACGTTCTTGGGATATGATGCAGAAAGTAGTGTTAAACCAAGTGCAATTATTGGATACGTATATCCATTTAATTCATCAGGTCATCCTGTAAGCGTATCAACAATTTACGAAAAAATTGACCCAAATGGTGGTCCTCCTAATGGTTTTGGAACTATTTGGACGACAAGTTCTAGTGGTGAAGGACCATACACTGGTACTGGACCTAATTCTGGTTTTAAAGCACCAACTAGTGGATATACTGATAATTCCAGCATTACTTTCAGTGGTAGTTCCACTCAAACACCATTAGGCACAACAACTTATACATTGAGCACAGGTGGATCTATTACAGTAACAGTATTAGTTCCTCCAACACTTGTTATTACTGCTACTGGTCTTGATGCAACTAATACTATTACTGCTGGTCAGCAATTTACAATTAGTTGGTACACTACAGGAACAACACCTGGAGTTACTTGGACTGCTGGACCTATTACCAATGGTCTCAATACTAGTAGTGAAACATTTACTGCTGCAGATACTATTACTTTCACTGGATATGCACAAGATGGAGGTGCTGGTGCATCACCATCTGCAACTTTAACTGTACGAGTTGTACAAATTCCAACGTTTGAATGGAATGTTCCAGAGCAATTAGATTATGGTGATGATCTCTTTGTTGGTTTTGAATCAGAGTATTGCAATATTAGTATTAATATTGCACCAACATACATATACGCTGATGGTACTACAACAGTAGGTGATACATTAACATATGGTCCTGCTGAAAGTGCTGAGATAGGTGGTACAACTGAATTTGATGTAGAATCAACACAAATTCCAGTCCCATATAATTCACAAGGACCTGAGCAGGTTCAACTAGTAGCACAAGCAACTGGTGAGGGGGGTAGTCAAACCTTTAGCGCACTTATCCCTGTTAATATTGATAGAACACCTGATGGTATTATCATTGAAGAAAAAGAGGATGCTTTCAAAGATCAGGAACCAGTATTTACTCCAGATATTGCACCTGAAGACATCATTGAATCGCAGTTGTATGAGATTAATGGCATTGATGTCCCAGTAAAAGTAAAATCAAACTATCCAATCCAGATTCAAGTCAATCAAGACGGCGACTGGGATAATGTGGAACAGATCTAAATAGTAAGACTGGAGATATTATCTAAACGGAATGACATATTCTTTTTCAAGCACACCAGTATATGTTTCTGAGGGTGATTACGTTCAGTTTAGATTTAAGGCACCCCCAACTTGGGATACTACCCAGACAGTTACCATTCAACTTGGTGATCTAACACAGTATTGGTTAATCACAACTGTACCTGAAGACTTTACACCAGATCCATTTCCTTTTCAAGAGGTTGATCCAGCTGAACTGGACACACTATACACATATGGAGATGGATCTCGTCCTGGTGAGTCAATTCTCACTGTCAGTGGTTTAACACCAACAACACAAGCACCAGTTGCATTAGGTTCTACATTTGCTGGTGATATTACGTATTTCGCCATGCGTATTGATTATAATGGCGATGGAAATTGGGGTAGATTAGATGAATCAAACAATCCAATGCCTGCATATGGCGTTGCCGCTGATGACTATTGGATCCAAGGAACAGGATCTGAAGCTGTACAGAATGGATCTCGAATTCAAATTCGAGCAAGAACGCAAAATTTCAATAACCAAGATACAATTGTTACACTGGTAATTGGAACTGCGAATGAGCAATGGAAAATTAAAACCAAGACACAACCATTAAACATTCCAGAACCATTTCCAAACTTCACAAATTTAACTGGTTTAGATCTTGAAGAAGTTGCATATTCTGAGATTATCAGAATTCAAGGTTTGACTGAACCAGCACTTCTCTCGCTAACTAATGGTGGTGAGTGGGCAGCATCATCTACTAACAGTACAACTACAAATGGTGATGGATATGAGGTTCTTGATGGTGTAACATTCTCATCCTCATCAGGAACAGTTAATAATGGTGATTACTTACAGTTAAAATTACAAGCATTAAACACTCCTCTTACTCCTAAAGAAACCAGTTTGACAATTGGTGATGGCGCAGGTCTTTCTGCTTGGAGTGTAGAAACAGGCAATCCACCATCTACAGGAGTAAATTCATGGTCATTTGATGATCTAAATGGTGTTATTGAAGATGCACTTATTCCATCTAATAAAATGCCCCCTGGTGGCATTACTGGATTAGGTCCTGGTGTTTCTGTCCCAGTTACTGTCATTGCAGCAAACACTACTGCTACTGAAACCAAGATTAAGATTAATAATGGATCTGTTGGTGTGTTCCCTGTTAATGTTTCAAATGGTGATCAGATTACCATCTATGCTAAGTCAGATCCTAATTTTGGTCAACCACGTACTATGCAAATTCAGGTTGGTGATACGCAAATTCCAACATGGACAATCATTACTAGTAGCGGACCAGATTATGATGCTGTCTTTACACCACCAAGTGATAAGTTCGGTCAAGTTCCTGAAACATATATCACGAGTTCGCCTGTTACAATAACTGATATCAATAGACCTATCACTATCACTGCATCAAACGGTGCATTGATCTCTATTGATTTTGATACACCAGTTGTAGGTCCTAGGATCTTTGATCCAGCAATCAATACTTCATTTACTTTAACTGTACTATCTGCAGATCAATTAGGAACACCAGAATTTACTGATGTTGTAGTTGGTACTGAAGCTTCTAATGTTGGTAATGTGTCTTTTAGATGGACGGTAGAAACATATGCTGTAGCACCACCTCCAGCAGCGAACCTAGGGGTATGGTATAGTAATAAAGTTAAGAAGTTTGATGGATACTCTGTAGGAACTATTTGTGCTATTCTAAAAGAGAATGTTATTGTTGGTTATGGTGATTTGGATGGTGATCTGAACTCTAGATATCCTGGATTTATATCATGTGATGGTAGAGAACTAGACGCATCATTATACAGAGAACTGTATGAGGTTATTGGAACTGAGTATGGTGGTAGTGTCAGTGAAACGTTTGATGCATATGGAGCACCAGTATATACTGGCACTTTCAATGTTCCTGATTACAGAAACAGAAAACTTGCTGGCACTGGATTTGTTGATTCATCCCGTGGAAACTCTGCATTCTTACCTGTATCTACACCTGGCAAAGGTATTTTTGATGTTGGTGCAGAGGGAGGATATTGGTACTTTGATACTGTAGATGCTGCTGGAGCATTGCCACTAGAACAGATTGAAGGCAGCGGACAAACAGGTTTGCAGAGTCAATTCTTCTCTCTTGGCACTGTAAGACTAGAAGGATTGGAAACTATTACAGATAGTATAACATTTACTATCACTGGTGCTGTTACTGCACTAGTTGGACCTCTTGGTGAGGCATCTGTAAGAGTTCCTGAACATGAACACTTATATCTTAGTGCTGTTGTAGAAGGTGATGGTGGAGATCCTCTAATTCCATTTAACATGAATCCTGGTACATCACCTAGAGGTATGATGGGTCTTGGTGGTGAGACTGGTGGTATTCAGGGTATTGCGGAATATTCACCTGCGGCAGAAGTTCCATGGTCTCAGGACAGTGTAGTTGCTTTATGGGCTGCTTTCTTAGGAAATGACTTTGCTGAGGAACTTGAACGATACTATTCTGCCGATGCTTGGACTGACTTTAATACATGGATTGCTGATAATCTACCAACCAGTCAAACTGCTGATAGTGGAGCTCAAATTACTTTACAACAAAGTTATATGGTATGGTGGAGATCTCCTAGAGCTGATTCTGACGGTTTGCCGCTACAAAGTTATTCTGCCAGTGGTGCTAATCAAACTGCTTGTATTGATACAGAACCAAGTACATTTACTATTTCGACATATAGTCCTACTAGTGGAACAACACAAACTCACAGTCATATGATTACTCAGAACATTGTAGGTAATCCACAGACAGACTTTACTGGCGGCGGTCTATCTGGTCCTGGTATTATTGGAGCTCCATATGGTTCTGGTCTTTCTACTAATCCTGAGGTAGAAGGTCAAAATAATCCTGTTTCCGATTCTTTGCAGGTTGCATTTGATCAATCAGAACTATTCATGGACATGACTGATGCAGAGTTTAAGTTCTCTAGTAGTTTCAAGAAACCAACTCCTGATGTTACTATGAGACCACAGAGAAAAGTTCCAATCATCAACCCATTCCACAAGACTAAATACATCATTAAAGCATTCTGATTCCATTGTTATGTCAGTTGAACCATATCGTCCTCTGGAGTTAATGCAGAGGAAAGACTTTACTAAGTCTGATTTTAATGATTTTATTGGTGTCTGGGAAAACTTCATGCCTAGACCCACATGTAAAAAGTTAATTCAATATTGTGAGCATGTTCTAGAGACTGGATCATATTATAATCAAGACTTCCAAGAGTTGCCTGGTGGATCTGAACAGAAAGTGCATAAGTCAGAGGACCAATACGGTGGTGCTCAGAATAGAAGAGACTTTGCATTTATGTTGGATTATTCTAACAAGAAACTGTGTGTAGATATACAGGCAATCTTGTCATCATGTCTTAATCATTATATCTCTGAATATCCATCACTGAACATTGCTTCATTGATCTCAACAGATATTAAGATGCAAAAGACACCACCTGGAGGTGGTTATCACCTTTGGCATTATGAAGATGTTGATCAAGCACATTCACTTAGAGAGATTGTTTGGATGATCTATCTAAATGATTTGCCAGAGGGTGAGGCAGAGACTGAATTCTTATACCAAAAGAGAAGAATTCGTCCAACTGCTGGTACTGTTGTCATCTGGCCAGCGGGTTATACACACACGCATAAAGGCAATACAGTTTTTAGTGAGGATAAATATATTTTGACAGGATGGTACATCAAATCTAGGTAGGAGATCCATGACAACCAGAGAAAGAATTTCTTTAATTGAGATTGATTTTGTCAATGATATTATCTTGATTAATAATGACATCGAGGGAGACTTGATGTATCCTGGCAGAAAGACAAAAAAGGTTAAAATTAAAGGTGAGTTGAAGGAAAGATTTCTCGACAGAGCTGTCGATGACTTCTGGCACAACTCTAAGGACCAGTTAGATCACTTCCAGTATTTTAGCACTGGTACATATAGATGTCAGAGAAGAAAGTTAAAGCATGACTTCAAGACTAATGAAGATTACTGGGCAACCTATCAATTTACTAGTGCTACTGCTGAGCAAGCAGCTGAATTAAAAGAACAGACTCTTGCTTTTTATGAGTCTCTGCTAATTGTAAGAGAAGAAGCAGTCAATAAAGAGATCAGAAAAATTAATGATGAGACAATCTACTTTGAACAAAGATACATCAAAGCGAGAAGACAAAAGAATGAACTGTTAGCACGTTCAGACTGGAGAATTCTTCCTGATGTTGAGGATAGTTATGAAGGAGAAAAAGACCAGTGGATTGCTTGGAGGAGAGCATTGAGATCTCAGGTTTTGAAAAAACCAGAAGATTTTGAGAATGGTCTTGCATATTTCAAATACACATTTGATGTTAAGTATCCTGTAGATCCAAAGATTTATAGACAGTTGTATCCAGATGGTATGCAGGAAGATGGTGTAACTCCAGCACCAGCATTCATGGATCCAAATGATCCTGATCAATGGGTAAAACATGATATTGCAGCAAGTTCTGACTTCCAGCAGAGCAGAGAGCAGAGCATGTACAACTTCTCTGGTCAATATGCACCATCACTCAAGAAAGTAAGGCAAGCAGTATATGATATCATGAAACTACTTGACGTAGATGATGTTGTACCAGTAAACTGGAGTCTATACTACACTGACGATTCTGAACTAGACGGACAAACAGGATGATTTATGAAATTGATTTGCTCGACGGCGAGGCTTTATTATGGCTACAGGATAATCTAAAAAATCTAGAATATGTCGATGGCAATATATCTAATCCATCTCCTAAGAAGAGATGTAAGATGTCATGTGATGGAAAATTATATGAGAAGATAAACCACCAGTTTTCTGGATATATTAATAAGCAGATCTATAGCATCTATAATATCAGAAAAACATCACAGTTATACTTTCTTGAGTATAATGAGGGTGCTTACTATGATTACCACATTGACAACATTCCATGTGGTGGTGTCTTCCCTCACTATAGTATCACATGCTTCTTGAATGATCCATCAGAGTATGAGGGTGGAGAACTAGTCCTTAAGATTGGCAATAGAGAGGTAGAATATAAGTTAGAGGCAGGAAAAGCGATCATGTATCCTACTGGACTGTGGCACAAAGTCAATAAGGTTCAGTCTGGATCACGTAAGGTATTTGTTTGCTGGGCAGAATCTATCATTCACGATTCTTTCATGAGAAACTATCTTTCAGAGTTTGCACAGTATATCTGTGAGGCAGACATAAGCAAAGATGTACAAGAGAAACTAGATCAGTTTAGAATCAACTTGATAAGAGAATATGGGAAGATCTGACATCTTAGAGTATAGTAATGTATTCTCACGAGAGGACTGGGAAAAGATTCTAGATGCAGTTTCTGGTCCTAATTGGTATTTTGGTCATGGATCATATGT